ATAAAACCTATTTAAACGCTCTTTAAACCCTGTTTTGAGGGGCGTTCATAATATGTTTTAACCAACCATAAAAGGAAACAAAAAATGGAAAACATCCACAAGTTTAACCGCTTCAAATATTACAGTGAAAAAGCGGCAAAAAGTGAACGCCAAGGCGACTTACAAGATGCCAAGGAACAATGGGCAATCGCAGAGCTAAATGCGAGCGGCCAAAAAAATAAAGAATGGTGCAAACGCCGCGCCGCGTTTTGTGACCGAGTAATTAGAAAACCTTTCTAGGAGGAAATCATGGCGAAATATATAGCACGTTTTTACTGTTTAGTAGAAGCCGTTGTTGAAGCAGAAAGCAACGAACAAGTTTTAGATATGTGCGACCTAAATGTATGCGATGTAAATAAACTGCCGCACACCATTACAGAAATTGACGATGTGGTTGAAGTGGAGGAAGTATGAGTGAGCTAACAAAAGATGACTTACGGGTTGGGCATGTTTACTCCGCGAAAAGTCCTAAAGAACACGGTTTCCCACCATTATTAGGGGATAGACAAATACTGTGGATGGGGCTTATTTATGACAATAAAGAGGGGTTTGTTGATGGTTTGCAATATGACAGCCCATCAGTGAGAAGAGGACGCCACTATCCAAAAATCAGCATAACCAAGTTTTTAAAATGGGCAGAGGCTGACGTTACAGACAAAATGCCGAAAGGTGAATGGAGATATGCAAGATGACTGAGCAAGAAAAAATGCGCTTAGACGAGCAATTAGAACAAGCGGCAAAACAGCTCACACACGCGCTCCGCGCGTTACGCACAGGGCAAAATCAACACGCAGCGGTTTATATTGGCAACGTACAAAATTTGCTGCCAGGTTTAAGAATGAGATTGGTGAAAGTATGAAAGTGCTAGATGAACACATCCTTGAATATATCTGGGACGAAACATTAGACCGTATTGCGCAAGAAACCTTAGTGACTTATATCGGTGGCAGTGTTGGCACGTATAGCGACGACCAAGCAGAGAAAAAGGCAGAAGACTTTGCAATATTGAGTGTAAGCCGACTTATTGCAGGATCTGGATTAAGCGATAGTCAATTTAGGAAACGGGTTAAAAAACTAATGGCACAAGGCGTTTTATTGCAACGCATTGGGCCAAATAGCTTTGTGATTAACTCAGATGTGATTAAAGACGTAGCGGTACAAGCCGCACGATGTTGGCGTGCAATCGGTGTGCCGTATGGTATGGACGACACAGGGAAAGCCTGTAAAACCTTAACAATTAACGCTCTGCCGAGAAGCATTTTTGAGTTAAAGACAAATTGTTATCGGATTTTGAGATCTGAATATCCAAGTTACAAAAGAAAAGGTGTAGAAAATGAGTAATGAAATAACCCAAAAAGTCCGCATGACAATCGAAGTTGAAATGGAAGACTACCAACGTGACCAACTCGAAATATCAAAAAATACGCAAGTGTTAGGCGGAAATATCGTGCAATTAGACTGGGAAGGAGGAGTGTTTGACGAAGTCGATGGCTATCGCAAATTATTTGAAGCAGTTGATTCGAGTCTGATGGGTATTGCATTTGACAATATGGAGGATGAGGCCTTTATAGGCGAATTGCAACTGGCGATTAAACGGGTGGTTACGCCAATTATTAAAGCAAAACGCAAAGCAATTTTGGAGGGGAAAAATGAGTGAAAATAATGGCTGGATTAAGTGTTCGGAGAGATTACCTAAATTATATCATACAGTTTTTTATGGTATTACCTCAAAAGATGTATTGCTATATGGAATACCATATAACGACGGCGAAGAAAGAATGCGAGTTTTTATTGGGCATATGGTAGACGGTAACGAATTTGAGACGGAAATTGATGGTAAGTGTGATGTTGTTACTCACTGGCAACCATTACCAGAACCACCGGAGGAATAGATTATGGTTTGTGAATATCAATATCACGCATTTTTACCTGGTGCTGAGCCAACAAGAGAAAGTGTTATGCATGTAATAATTCGCGAAATGTTTGGGAGATATAAACACTCCGAAGAGTTATCTCTATCAAATGCTGCCGAAATTATTGTAGGTAAAAACGCCTTTAAATGGGATTTGGAAGATGGGCAAGAGGTTTGTATTTTAATCAGAAAAAAAGACACTCCTGAAGCAATCGAATTGTTTAAGGTCTCTGTTGGGATGTTAATAGAAACTACAGCGCACCGTATGAATTACTAAAACCCATTTACAGCCCATTAAATCTCCCCTAACCCCTCTTTACAAAAGAGGGGAATGAGTTAGATAAAGTGGGCTGAATAATGTGTTTTACAGGAGAAAAGAATGCGATTAACCAAAGAAAAGGCGATTCAGCTGATCCACATTGCCAAACAACAGTTACGCATGGATGAATTAAGTTATCGGATGTTGCTGAAAAATATTACTGGCAAAACCAGCAGTACTAAAATGACGATTAGTGAATTAGTAAAAGTATTAACGGAAATGGAAGCTAAAGGCTTTCGCACCACTGTAAAAAATGGCTACCGCTATAGCCCACGTACGAAAAAAGCCGTGGTAAAAAGCAACATTACCCATAAAATCCGTGCCATTTGGATTGAAATGGGCAAACAAGGCATGTTGCGCGACGGCTCAGAACGCGCATTAAATGCGTGGGTGCGCGGTGTAGTGAACCCAATTTATCAAAAGCGCGGTCAGAATATTCAAATTTTGAACGTAGGTGCGCTGGATAATCAAATGGCGTCATTAGTGTTGGAAATGCTGAAACGTTGGCAAGCAAGGGGGAATGTATGAAATTATGCCGCTGTCCTGTATGCCACTCCGATATTCATTTAGACCAACTTTTAGAAGATGAAGCGGGGCGCGAAATTTTAGGGCTGCTCACTGAGTTAAAATATGGTGTAGCCCGCCCTTTGGTTTCATATATTGCACTATTTCGCCCGGATAAATCAGCGCTAAGCAACTCAAGAGCGGTTAAATTAATGCGCGAAGTGTTAGATTTATTCCCTCCTTCTCAATTATTAGCCCACTGTTTGAGTGAAACGGTCAATTCAGTGCAGAAAAAACGCCGAGAAAGCCGAAATCTCGCCCCGCTTAACAATCACCGCTACTTAATGCAAGTGATGGAAACGAACCGACCACTCTTTTCCGGTACAGGCTCAGCAGCCGTAAACAACGCAGAACGCCAACAGGCAGAGCGCACCAATCACGGCAATGATGATATTGAAAACACCATTTTATATATTGAGCGTTTTTATCAGCTAGGCCAGCCGGTGGAACACTTGCCAGGCTATGATGTATGGAAAAAGTGGAAAGATAAACAGCAAAAATGAACTTTTTTTAACCGCCGAAAGGCGGTTTTTTTATTTATAAATCAAGTAATTATTTTCAAACAAAGACTTGACTTGCAAAAATAATCCGCACAACGCATTGTAAAATCGCTATAATTTTGAACAATAGTGATCGTCCAACCAGTAGGGGTGGCTATGTTGAATGCAAGCAATGAACAAATTGAAACGTTTAATGAGAAAGCGCCTGAAATTTTGGCGGATTTAGCAAAACACACAGAAGTAAAAATCAAAGAAAAAATCGCTGATATTGAGCCAAAACTCGCCCAACAAATCAGTATTGAAGTGGCAAATCATATCGCGCAATGCTGGGGCGGTGAGGTGATCTATATTCCACGAAACCTTGTTTTATTACTAAACGAACGCGACCGGAAGATTTTCAACGAATTCAACGGCACAAATCACCGTGAACTCGCACGAAAATATAACGTGTCAATGCAGTGGATTTATCAGATTGTGAAGAAAATCACAAAAGAAGAAATCGCAAGACGCCAGTTTGATATGTTTGGCAATGTGTAACCGCTAAAAGTGAGAAAAAACGTCCGAAAGGGCGTTTTTTTTGGGGGAAAATCAAACAAATTAAGAGTATGATAAGAATGGTTATTTTATCAATCTAAGGAAAATGTAATGAAAAAAGCATTAGTTTTATTAAGTGGCTTGTTATTGGCTGCTTGTGGCGATAAAGCCATCACCTCTGAAGACTTAGTTTCAACAATGAAAGCCAGTGGCGTTGAAATTAACGATGTAAAAGATTTGAAAAATGATAAATTTATGGTGCAGGGATTCAAAGAACGCTTTGCGTTCTCGATTCCTGAAGTTGCACCTAAAGGCGGACAAGCCTTTATTTGTGAGAAAAAAGAACAATGCACACCTGTTTTTGCCTATTTCGATGCATTGAAAAATCTTGCCGGTCCTTATTTATATCAATCACCGAATGGCAAGGTTGTATTACAACTGAATGCCAGTTTAACCGAAGAAACTGCGAAGAAATTAGAACAAGCAATTTCTAAATACTAACTTCTTTAAATCACTTTAAAATCAATAAAACACTATCCATTTTAAACTCCTTTTAAGTTCACTTAGAAGGAGTTTTTTTATGTCTTTATCCCTGCCCATCACCAAAATCGTGATCCACTGTTCTGCCACAAAAAACGGCAAATCATTACGCACGGCAACACAAACCGCCGCGCAACGTATCGACGAATGGCATAAACAGCGCGGTTTTAAGCGTAGCCCTGTGTTAGCCAAACAATTCAATCCGCATTTGCAACACCTAGGCTATCACTACGTCATTGACACAGACGGCACGGTTGAAACAGGCCGAATGGTTGGCGAAATCGGTGCGCATGTGAAAGGTCATAATCAATATTCGGTCGGCATTTGCCTTGTAGGTGGTATTGACGCAAGCGGTAAAAACTACGGCGAATACACCGAAAAACAATGGATTGCCCTGCACAAATTATTGCAAAAACTGGAAAGCGAATATCCCAGCGCACGCATTTGTGGACATCGTGATTTGAGTCCGGACATCAACGGTGACGGCACAATTACACCAAATGAATGGATTAAAGACTGCCCGTGTTTCGATGTGTGGAGTTGGTTGGATTCCGAACAAGTGATTAATTTTGACCATTTATTTAAGGGGTAAACATGGGAATTGCATTATTTCTTGCGCTTATTTTGAGCCTGTGTTTTGCCGCAGTTCTCATACAGGACTTAGACCTCTTGCTTGGCGGTGCTTTTCTAGTCGGGGTGATATGTTGCCTTGTCGTTGTGTTTACGATGCTGGCTGTTGAAGATACTTGCCAAACATACGGCAAATTTAGTGTTGGTAGCACCATCTATCAATGCCAACAAATTCAGGGGGACAAATGAGCAAACGCGTAAAAAACACCACCGCCCAGAAAGGTTGTGGATACTACAAAGCCCCACGTTGCAAACCAAGCAACAACGCAAAGCGCAACCGCGCAATCAATGGCGGTACAACCGCCGCACAAAGCTTTTATTTATATTGGAGTTACTAATGTTTTC